CTTGGCGGGCTTATCTGACGCTGTAGTGGGGCGCTATTTCGCTGCCTTGATGTCGGCAATGATTCGCTTGGAGATCGCTTCCAGCTGCTTCTCTGTCATCGCCGAAAAGACACCTTCCCAAGCAGTGGACTTAGTATCGTAGGATCTCAAGCCCATCCGCCGGCCGCTCTCCATATCGATGAACTCGACCTTAGAGTTCACCCAAGCATTGCCTGTCATTGAGCCAACTGTGTAACGGGCGCCGGAGGTGATGTAGCGAAAGGTAGAAACATCCACTTTCAACAGAACGCCCGGGCGGGGCGCCGGATCTTGTTTGACGACCAGAAGGTCGTAGCCTTCCGCAGCCGCCTCGGTCTTCAGCGACTGCGACCAAGTGGACTGAAGCAATGGCCAGTCTTTGTGGGCCAGCACCTTTTCGCTGCCGTCGAACTCCACGGCGATATTGTGCTTTGCGGCCTGACTGGCGCTCATCGTGCCAAGGCCGCCGCGCTCGACAGTAGCGGCGCAGCCTGTCAGTAGGGCTGTGAAAATCAGTCCGGCTACGGTTAATGCTTTCGACATTCGTTACATCCTTGCGAGTGGTGATCCTTTACTAGAGCGTTCCGGTCATACGCACGGCAACACCGATAATTCTGCAGTCGTCCGAGCATTTGATCATTGAATACCCTGGGTTCAGGGGCTTCAGATAAAGCTGACCCGCATCGTCTATCAGCTTTTTGAAGGTCGCCTCATTGCTGCTGGGGAGCTTGGCAACGACTAGCTTCCCAGGCCTTGCCTCAATGCCTGGATCAACCAATATCAGCATTCCCTCGGGAACACTCATGCCGGTGGGCGCCGTCATTGAGTCGCCAGCTACTTCAAGCCAGAAAGCACGACCTTTGGCCTTGTAGTCACAGATCTCATAACGGTCCACTAATCCGGTTTCGATAGCCTCACTCCAGGCGCCGGCGGCTACCGAACTGACGACAGGGTAGCGATATATGCCTGTTGGGTGGTCAATCTCGCCAACGTTCGATGGCTCGGTCCCGCGCCTGGGTGAGTCCTGCATATCACCCTTGCCGGTCTCCAGCCACTGGGGCGAGCACTGCAAAGCCTTGGCCAGCTCCATGAGATTAGATCCGGTCGCGCCGTTGGTGCCGTTGCGCCAAAACGTGATGGTTGCTTTTGACACACCAATCCTCGCGCTGAGCTCTGTAGCGCTCAGCTTTAGGTCGGTCATGCGAGCCCGAAGGCGATCTTTAAATTCCATATTTAGGATTCTAAACTCTTCGCTGTTTAGATAACTTGCCTTGAGGTGTTAAGATCTCTAAACTTGAGTGAAGACACTGGAGAATCACCATGACCTATGACGAAGCGCTGAAATATTTCGGCACCGGCCGCGCAATCGGCGATGCCCTTGCCGTGACCAGCAGCCGGGTTTCTCAGTGCCGTACTGCGGGCGGGTTCTCCTACCCAATGCAATGCGTACTGGAGAAGGAATCGAGCGGAGCCTTGGTAGCTAGGCGCGAAGACGATCCAGCAAGCGCCTCACGAACGACTGCCGCTTAAATCCGCCAATCAGCTGCGGAAAGTAGTGGCGTGACGGCAATTATCCGCTCAGGCGGGAAGGGCAGGTAGTACAGCGGATGGGCTGTTGATTCATCCAGTACCAAATTTAGCGAATTGCATGGCGAAGAAAAGGCCAGGGGAAGGGTTATGAGCAGCAACGAATATCTGCCGGAGGGAGGTTCAGCAGTGGAAGTAGATCTAGGCGCAGTGCCGGAAGCCCTACAGCCAGCCGGCGCGTCGCTGTTCGTTAGTGTCTCGGACCTGGGGGAGACGTTATCCCAGCACGCTCTACCGCATCCGCTGATCTTTGAAGTACATCGATCAGCGCTCTCGTCTGCGGAAGCGTCAGCGCATAAATCGGACTCTTATGAGCTTCTGTCGGGCGCTGAAAAGGAGTCGAAATGAAACCAAGTTCTAGCAGCACCAGCTGCATCGCTTCGACAGTCCTTACATCCCATCCAGCTACAGGGTTTAACGCCAAATCATCTGACATGTCCGGTCTCCGTGACCTCGTTGTGTGGGAGCGGAAAGTTACCACGGATGCACCGGACACCTACAACGCCTGAATTTCAGGCAAAAAAAAGCCGGTGGCTAGACCGGCTTCTTCACAACGTAACGAGGTCAATTATGCCCACCAATTCAGCGACGAGCAATACCTGCGAAGGCTTGTCAGCTTCGTCGTTAACGCGAAATCTGACGCGCCATTTCTCAACCCCCACGCATGGAGGGCTGTGATATGGCCCGCGCCCGCAACATCAAGCCAGCGCTGTTCAAGAACGAAGTGCTTGGCGTGGCTGATCCCATGCTGACCTTGCTGTTCGAAGGTCTGTGGCTGCTCGCTGATAAAGCTGGCCGCCTTGAGGATCGTCCTCTTCGGATCAAAGGCGAGCTCTTTCCGTACCGTGACGGCCTTGATGTCGATGGCATGCTGGCCTGGCTGGCGGCCGAGGGCTTCATTGTCCGCTATACGTTATCCGGCAAGCGCTACATCCAAGTCGAGAATTTCGACAAACATCAGAACCCGCATCGTAATGAACCGGAGTCAGTTATCCCTTCTGTATCAGAAGGTTGTATCAGTACCGATTTTGGCGGTACTGCTACTGCCATTATCGGTAGCGCTCCGGCTGATTCTCTGATTCCTGATTCTCTGATTCCTGATCCCCTCAACACACCGACGCCTTCGGCATCGTCGCCGACGACGGGCGATCTGTTCCCAAAGTTCTGGAAGCTTTACCCGAACAAGAAGGGCAAGGCGGCAGCCGAGAAGGTTTGGCGGAAACTCAAGGTCAATGACGAGCTGTTCACCCTGATTGCCCAGGGCCTGGCCAAGCAATGCGCTTCGCTGGCCTGGATCAAGGACGGCGGCCGGTTCGTTCCGCACCCAGCCACTTGGCTCAACGGCCAGCGCTGGGAGGATGAGGTGCAGCCTGCGACCAACGTGCATCAATTCCCCAATTCCCGGCACCACGGTTTTGCTGATCGCGATTACACCGCTGGACTGATCACTCGGGAGGATGGCAGCTATGCGATCTGAAAACGTCGTTTCCATGCCAAGCGCCACGGCCCCGCCGCAACAGAAGACCGGGATCTGCGATGACCATGGGCAATTCCCTCAGACCGTAAACGTGATTTTCGGCAGGGTATTCAAAACCGGCTGCCCGGAATGCATGCGTATCGCGAAGGATGAGGACGCGGAGCGTGCAAGGATCAATGAGCGATACGAGCTATCCCTCAAGTTCGGCGCAGCGCTGATTCCGAAGCGGTTCGCGACGAAAACCCTCACCGGTTACATCGCCGATACCGCGGGCCAGAAAGAGGCTCTACGGGTGTGTCGAAGGTACGTAGACAAGTTTCCGGAGATATCCGAAACGGGTCGCTGCCTGCTGATGCTCGGCAAGCCTGGTACCGGCAAGACCCACCTGGGCACTGCCATTGCCAACGAGCTGATGCGCAAGACCGACGCCACGGCCGTTTACCGAACGCTCTGCACAATCCTGCATGACATCAGGTCGACCTATCGTCAGGGCAGCGAGCGTACCGAAGGGCAGATCATTGCGGCTCTCGTCATGCCGTCTTTGCTGGTTCTCGATGAAATCGGCGTTAGCAAAGAGGCTCCGAGCGATTTCGAGCTGACCACGCTTTTCGCAATCATCAACGGCCGTTACGAGCAGATGCGCCCGACAGTGATTATTTCAAACCTCGACGGAAAGGCACTGCCGGCGGCGATGGGCGAGCGCTGCGTTGACCGACTGCGTGAGGGCGGAGTGATCGTGCTGCCCTTTGAGTGGGAATCCCAGCGCGGCAAGGAGGGTTTCTGACATGGGCATGCAACTTGATTTTGCAAAGGAAAATCTGATGTTCGAGCAGGCTGCTTCCGAAATGAGCATGCGTCTGGACAAGCTTCCCGGCGGGTTTTATGCCGATCAAGGCACCCAGCACGCTTGGGCTCTCTGGATTCATCGCGCTGCGTTGACCATTGAAATTATCGCCATGCACCTCGGGGGCTCGCAATGACTGGTAGACGCCTGGCCCTACCAGAAATCGAAACTTACCGGTATGCGGTGTTCTGCTGCTCGTTCAAGTATGACCTGAGCTCGACGCCTGACCATGCATTGGCCTTGTTCGTTGATTTGGCGATGGCCAAGCGTTACGGAGCATGGATGTGGCCAAGCACTTTCGAGGTCGTCGACGTGGTCACGGGGCAGCCCCTATGAGCACCGATCTGATGTTGCCCTGGCCACCAAAGGTCCTGAGTCCCAACGCTCGCACGCACTGGGCTACCAAAAGCCGGGCCGCAAAGGCGTACCGGAACACCTGTTATCTGCTTTGCCGTCAGGCTGGACTACCCGTACCCCATGGCCGTGCCTTGCTTGCGCTTGAGTTCATACCGCCGGACCGGCGCCGGCGTGACGATGACAACTGCATTGCGGCGTTCAAGTCCGGTCGCGATGGCGTTGCCCAGGCGCTGGGCATCGACGACAGCAGGTTCGTCACCCAGCTGCAGATCAGTGCCGAAACCATCAAGGGTGGCGCTGTGCGCGTTCGAATTTCTGACTACGTTGAGGTTCCAGCATGAACAATCAATTCAAGCCGGGCGACCTGGCGCTGATCGTCGGGGCATTCAGCATGGTCGAGAACATTGGTAAGCAATGTGAGCTGATCCAGCTGGTCCAGCTCGATGAAATTTACACCGCGCCCAATGGGCTTAAGTATCAGCATGCGGACGTTCCCGTGTGGATTGTTCGTGGTGAGGGCCTCTGCCGCTGGTTCGAAGACGGCACGGTTGAACAAAGTGACTGGGGCCTATGCGCGCCCGTTCACCTGATGCCCCTGCGCGACGACTTCATCCCAGAGCAGCAGAAGGCAGATGAGGCGCAGCCAGCATGACCGCCGCCGTGCGCATCACCGATGCTGAAATCAAGCGTCAGGCTGCTGGAACCGAGCGTGACCTGCGAGACGTGGAGAACCGTGGCCTGTATCTGCGCTTCACGCGGGATCGTTCGCGAGCTTCGTGGTATTTGGTCAAAAAGGGCGAATGGAACCACATAGGTAGCTTCCCCGATCTGTCAGCCAAGCAGGTCGTTGCTGCACTGCCTGCCATCCGCTTGCGCCTCGATGCTGGTGCCGGTTCGAACCTGTCGAAGTGGGTCACGACGGGTGAGCTGCTGGACTGGTACGCCGACCGCATGGCGCGTGACCGCAGCCTGTCCGAGAAGCGCAAGAAGACCGGGGCTTCGCTGATCAAATGCCACCTCAAGCCGCGTCTGGGCGACCTGCCGCTGACCGGTATCGACAAGGCCAGCCTGGACGATCAGTTCATGTGGCCGGCGCAGGAGACCATTGGTATCGACTACGTGCGGTCGGCGTTCCAGCTGCTGGCCCTGGCGTTTCGACAGGCGTTCAAACTGCGATTGATCGCGACCAACCCGATGAAGGACATCAAGTTCGGCGACTTCTCGAAAGCCAAGGTCGGCATCAAGCCGTCTCGGCTTCGCGGCACCCAGCTGCAGGACCTGATCGCGCACCTGCTGACCGTGCTCGAGGACGAACCGGCGGACGGCCTGCTGGCGCTGATGATGCTCTGCCACGGCACCCGCATCGGTGAGACGCGGCAAGCGCGCTGGTCGCACATCAGCCTGGCAGAGCGTGAATGGTTCATCCCGGCCGAGAACACCAAGACCGGTGTCGAGCATCGTCTGCCACTGACAGACCAGGTGCGCAACCTGCTGATCAGCTATCGGGACATTCAGTTGGCCGGCGGGTACAGAGGACAGTTCCTGTTTCCGTCCCGCAGCGGGAACGCACTGAGCGAGGGCCAGGCCAGCGCCGTCTTTTCACGGCTGGGGCAGGGCGAGTGGACCAGCCATGACCTGCGCAAGGTTGCGCGCACCGGCTGGGCAGATATCGGCATCGACCACCTGATCGGCGAACTGCTGATCAACCACGCGATGGGCCACAACGTGAAGGTGTACATCCAGTCGGACGTGATGAGCCGCAAGCGTGATGCCCTTGAGAAGTGGCACGCGCATCTAGATTCAAAGGGCCTGAACCGCATTCAGACATTGACCGGCTTTAGATCGGGAGATTCTGGTAGCGGGCTACAGGCCACGGAACATAAGGGCTGTGACCCTATTCAAGAATCAACCATAGGCGAGGTTTAAAAACGATGAAAAAGGTTCCTGATACCGCCTTCGTCGGCCTGAGCAATATGTCGCCCGCAGCTCGTTCCGCAGCAATGCGCGGTGGCATGTCTGGCTGGGGTCAGCACGGCAGCAGTGATAAGCACATCCGCTATATGGAGCCGATGCCGTCCACGTCCCGCCGCCGGTGCTCATGTGGGTGCAAGCGCCGAGCTACGCACCTCGGCATGGCTAACGGTGTAGGACTGTGCAGTGGCTGCGAGATGAAAATTCGCCGCTGGGTTAAGGAAGGCTCCGCATGAAGAAGTCCCACGGCCCAGCGTTCCGTGCTGCCCGAATGGACCTGGCCCAGTGCTCTGCCTGCCGAGGTCGCGCAGTGGTCAAGGGTATTTACTACGAAATGGCCTGCGTGCAGTGCAATGCCTCGGGCTGGGTTGCCGCCGAGACGGGTGAAGCGTTGCCGTTGGACGTCCTGGTCACGCAGCTGAGCATGCGCCTGAAGGCCGCTGCCCAGCAGATCGAACAATTGAAGCGCCCGGCCCAGATGACTGGACCTGCCGCCATTTACCAACAGAACAACCGCCGCGGTGCCGGTGGCTCG